TGGTAACTTGATGACTGTTCAAGTGAATCTTAGCGAAGCTGTTGACAATCAGACTGAGCGACTTGGACAGAAGCTCGACAAGATTGCTGAGCTTCTCTTACGAAAAGGCTCTCGTGGCTGAGTACTACGTTTCTCCAACTGGATCAGCCGCCAATCCTGGTAGCGTCACACAGCCGTGGTCGTTTTTGTACGCGCTCGCGGGTGCAGGAGGAGTGATCGTTGCAGGAGATACGATCTGGCTACGCGGTGGAACGTACACGCAAGGTACTACGTTCATTGTAGCACCAAGTGGTGCTCTGAGTACTGGATTAGACGATCCAGCCGGCAAGATCAAGTGGAGGAACTTCCCGCGTGAGCTTGTTAGTATAACGACAACTGATGCAGGCATCGAGGTCATTCGGGTTGACGGGAGTTACAACTGGTTCTGGGCTACGCTAGGTAGAGCTGAAGGGATTGAGTTCTGGCGCAACACGTTAGTGCGTAATGACATCAGAGGCACCAACATCTGGTTCGGGTTCACGCCTCAGACAGGAAATAAGCTGATTCATGTCATCACGCGTGATGGGTCTAACGGAGTGCTTAATGGCGGCTTCAATCCTGACTACGACTATGGAGATATGGAGCTGTATGGAGTCATCGCTTACAACAACGGCGAAGAATCAGCCGTCTTCACCACGCATGGATTCTACCTCAGGCACCAAGGTAGTGGAACTAAGGCGAAGGTGAGTAAGTGTATCTTGTTCAATCAGATAGGCTACGGCTTGCATCACTGGTCAGAGCACACTGATGGACTGCGTAATATCGAGTCGGAAGACAACATCATCTGGGGGGCAGGTGTGCTTGGTAGTCTTACAGGTGATGTGCTTGCGAATATACTGTTTGCAGCAGCCAACGGCGTTGGAGCGCCAATTAGGGGCTGTACATGCAAGAGGAACATTCTGCTTCAGTTAAAACAAGACGCAAGGTCGTCAGCTCAGCTCATTGTTGGAGGGCTGAGCAATGAAACAAATGAGGGGATGGAGTGCGATGACAACTACATTGTCGGTGGAGGCTGGGATCAGACCTTTGCGACAATCAGGTTGTTTAAGTTCCAGCTGGCTGGTGCGAGCTTGTCGTTCAGGAGGAACGAGGTCATTCCTCTGCATGACGCCAATATCCTAGAGAACACGCAAGCTGGCGCGCTGACGTATACTGCTTGGGTGGACAACAAGTGGCATCACGCCTCCGCGACTGCTGGCTGGCGACAGGCAGGAACTAATAAGACTTTTGCTACGTGGAAGGCTGATACAGGCCTTGGATCGTCCGACGTAGCTGATCTGCCAAAGCCGACAGTAACAAAGGTGTTCGTGATTTCAGTAAATAAGTACAACGCAGGCTATGGCCATGTGTGCTTTTTCAACTGGGAGATGACACCGACGGTGCAGGTGAACGTGTCTTCGATCCTTGCCGTTGGAGACAAGTTCGAGGTTTACAACGTGCAAGACATCTTTGGCGAGCCTGTGCTAAGCGGAACATACGGAGGCGGAAATATTACGCTGCCGACCGAGGGCGTAGGACCACCGATCCCCGTAGGAATCACACCAAGGCCGCCAATAGCGACGAGCCCGTTCTTTGACGCTTTCTTAGTCAAGAAAGTCGTAGATGTCATTCTACCAGCTGCTGACTGTCTTACGCCTACGTTATCCTTTCAGACGCCACTCACACCGGCGTTTACGCCTGACTGTGGGGAGTGATGAATCATCTACAGCTAAAAACTCTGTTACGTAAGCGAATCGGTAGTCCGTCGCTAACGGATGTACCGGATGCTAACTTAACAGAGCACTTGAACAACTCGGTAGTTGAACTGATGGATCGGTACAGGACGCCAAAGGCTAGGGATAGAGCGAAGTTCTCGACCACCGCTGGAGCTGATAAGTACCATGTCGACTCCGTAGCAGACGCTGTGCTCAAGGTTTGGGACAGGACGAATAACCGCCGGCTGGAAAAGGTCGGAGTGCGCACTGTGGCTGATACAGAGTGGGATGGCCTGGCTGCCCAGATTCGAGGAAAGCCGGAAAAGTACGCACGCTTCCAGGGATACATTCAGCTAATTCCGATCCCTGATGGCGTCTATGTAATCGAGTTCTACTATCACGCTATTCCGGTAGCACTCGTCAACGACGGGGATGTACCTCAAATGCCACCTGCATGGCATAGAGGTATCGCTATCTATGCGTCGTACTTGTACTACGCGGACGAGAACAAAGACCGAGCTAAGGCGTCTTCTGACTATAACGAGTTTTCTACCTGGGCGTCAACCAAGCGTGACGAGATCGCAGAGGAAGCAGTTGACATTGACTCAGGAGTCGAGCTTCCGACGCTTTCTCAAGGATCGAGTAAACGCCTAGACTTTGACCATAGTAGCTAACGCAGTCGAACCTTGTCCGAATCCGGACAACTTTTCGTTGAGGAGCATGTATGGCATACACGGCACCGTGGGATGAGACAGCACCACTAGGCGACGCTACGCAGGCGAGTGACATTGATCTCCTGTTTCGGCAGCTGAAGCGTGATCTTAGAGAACGGATCGCTGAATTAGTCATAGACTTTACAGTCGATCCAGTTCGACCAAAGATCAAGCTGCTAGGGATGTTCACTACGACTGTTGGTACAGGTGCGTCGACTGGTACTGTCCAACTTCGGGCAGTTACTGTACCTGCTAACGCAATGGGGCCGAACGGCGCTTTGCGTATTACTGTCGGATTCAAGATCACTGGTGCAGCAGGAACAAAGACTCTTCGATTAGACTTTGGCGCTGGTTCGCTTTACGTAGATACGTGGGCGGCCGGTGAGACTATCCACGGTATCGCTGAGTTCTTCATTTACAACAAGGGAGCTACGAACTCACAGGAAGTCTTCTGTCATGCTACAGCTAGCGACAACACCGGGCTGCAGCACTCAGGCGTTAACGGTGGGAGCGAAACCACCGCGCAGGATACAACAGTCGCACAGGATGTAGCTATCTCTGGGCAGACTGCAAACGCCGCGGATGAAGTAGAATGCACGTTCTTTATCGTGGAACTGCTTCGCGCTGCATGAGCCTGTGCAGATACCTTCTTCAGTGGTGGAAAATGGCTAGAGCTGCTGGACATAGGCAAGTACCGACGATGAGACCGCCGATTGACAATCAGTTGGCGCCGGAGGATTTGTCGTTCTTTCGTCCTGCGAAGGGCATGAATGTAGCAGCACCACTGAGCATGATACCGCGGGAGTTTTCTCCCTTTACGAAGAACTTCATTCTACACCGCGGGCATAATAAGTCACGGTCGCCAGTTGGCGTTGTCGGTGGTGCGTCAGTTGATCCTGTCATGCATGCGTTTGAGTTTCGAGCACTTGACGGGACGGTATTCATTCTACGATTCACCACGAAGAAGCTTCAACGGCTAGCTGGCTCGGCGTGGAGCGATGTAGCAGGAGCCACGTTCACTGGTACGACTAGTGACTTCTTTACGATCACTACGTTCGGTGAAAGGCTTGTATTCAGTAACGGAGTAGACGGTCTGTTCGTGTTTGATCCAGGGGCAGTAACCGTCTCTCAAATTACGACAAGCGCAGAGGTTCCGAAAGCAAGACATCTAACGACCTTTGCTGGCCGTGTAGTAGCGACAAATGTGATAGATTCCTCAGGCACGAAGCGAGGTCGCGTTCGGTGGTCAGCGAAGTTCGACCATACGAAGTGGGATCCTGCTGTTGATTTAGGCTCAGGATTTGAGGATGTAACGTCGTCTCCAAATCCAGATGCAGATGTCTGTCATGCGACGTTGCCAGTAACTGATGAGCTAGCACTACTAAGCAGACGCCGTAGTGTTTATCTGATCTCAGTGACTGGCATAGCTGATGCGCCTTTTAGATTCAGCATGTTGCACGATCAGCTCGGCACGGAGTCGCCGTACAGTATCGTAGCTGTGCACGGCGGCATCATGGGCTGGTATGAGAACGACTTCTATTTCGTTTCTCATACAGGCGTTACGCCTGTCGGTACGCAGATTGCAGACAGGCTGCGCGAGCTAATAACGAGCCCAAGAGACATGTGGGGAACCTACGATGCGTACAGAAATGAATATCGCTGTATTATCAAAGAGGATAGCGCAGTTTGGCGGTACTCGTTTCCTGACCAGGGATGGACAAGGGATGAGTATTCGTTCGTACCTCGAACCATTGAGGCCGTTGGTCGTTATACCACTGGAGGTCTTACTATCGACGAGCTAGTCGGAACGATAGATGGTCTCGTAGGAACGATCGACGAGCTTGGTGGAGGTGCGGTTATTAGGGGCGGAGCGTATCTGACGCAACCGAGCTACGTTGTCAGAGAAGATACAACGAGAACGCAGGATGTGAACACATCAGGAAATGCTATAGACGCTCCAGTTGAAATCCAGACGGGGCTGATTCTGCCAAAATCACCGCTAGAAAGAGTTGAGGTAGCGGAAGTTCAGCTGGAATACGAGGCGAATATCGGACAGACGTTGATCTTCGATTACTCAACTGATGCTGGAGAGACGTGGTTGCAGTATAGTACCATCGACATCGTGCCGACAAGCGGACCTGAGGTGTTGTCAGTGAGGAGAACAGTTAGCGGAAAGAAAATGCAGGTTAGATGCCGTAGCACGACGCTCGGCCAGCTATCGCTACTTTCGTTACACGTATTCGCTACGCTCGGAGGGAAGATCAAGCCGTGAGGTTAGATAGAGTTATAGCAGACGTTCAGACTTCGCTCGGCAAGGTAATTGACGCTTTGCTAAACAATCTAACGTTTGTTGATAACTTCCAGGCGAAGATCATCGTGAGTATGACTACGCCTGCGGGAGCGAATACGGAGTTCACGATCAATCACAATCTCGGCGTCAAGCCGACAGCTTATATCTGGAACGTAGATCAGAACGCAGTTGTGTACGACTCAAGGAGAGTGAATTGGACAACTCAGCAGATGTTCTTGAAGTGCACAGCAAGCAGCGTAAAGCTGACACTGATCATAGTGACGTAGTTCTGCGCCAAGGCAGGTTCACAGTCAGGCATCTTAGCATGACTTGGCCGAAGCTTCGTCTTGTCTGGGAGCGGCTTCAGGAGTTTCGGACGCTATTCTCCGATTTAACGAAGGGCGATTTGGACAACTTCCTTCGCTATATCGGTAACGAGTCGACACTATGGCTAGAGATTTGGGAAGAGAAGCGGCCAAATGCTCCGCCAGAGTTGATAGGCATCTTCATGTGCGAGGGCTTGCATCGCGTAGTTGACATAGACGCGCATATTCTCTTTTTCGACAGAGATGTTGCTGGCCGAGTGTCTGTATGCAAAGCAATCACAGCCTGGCTTTTCGCGACGCTGCCGATTCAGCGAATCACTGTCGAGCCGTCGCAGTTGGCATACGCAGCTATTCGGTTAGTGAGAAATATCGGTTTCAAGCAAGAAGGCAAGAAGCGACAGGCGTTGTTACTCGGTGGTAGGTGGGTGGATGTTTACATCTTTGGACTAACCAGACAGGAAGCTGCCCATGCCCTTTCTGACAGGTAAACAGGTCGAGACGTCTCCGAAAGACGTTCAAGGCTTTAGGAAGCAGTTGTTCGACTTCCTAAGCAGCCAAGGACTCGGAACAGCGCTCACTGGCGCTAACGAAAACATGAACTTTGACGCTTATCGTCAGCAGTTCGCGCAGCGGAGAGCCGAGACGCTCGCACAGGCGAAGGAAGGCGCTGGGACTCTGACTGGTAGCGGCTTCGCTAACATCTATGGCGCAGCTGCGGGACGATCGGTGAGTGACGAGAACTCATTCTTAGCTCAACTCCAAGAGCACTCGCGGCAGGCTTCAGCTGATAGATATCTGAGACTGCTAGGTCTGCCGGCGGCTTATGTAGGAGGAATGGGGCATCAGCCTGGATTCCTGGACTATCTGTTCAAAGGTGCTTCGCTCGCGTCTAAGTTCATAAATACGGGCAAGGACAATCCGGATGATCCTTTTGGCGGCGGTAGCAGTGGTAGTAGTGGATCAGAATGGAGTGATGCTGGTTATAACTTGGGAGACCTCGGATGACAATTCCTATCGTTCCAGGACCCTTTAGCTTCTTAGAAGAAGCTGGCCAAGCTGTTGGTGACATTGGAGAAGCACTAGCGAAAAAGAGGACACGGCTCGATACGGAGGCGAGGGCGAGGCTCAGTGATATTCTTCAGCTAATCAATGCTGGAGCTGAGCCAGCGCCGTTTCTCGCGGCTGGAGGGCAGGCGCTAGAGCGGTTGAAGCTAGCTCCGCCTGGACAGGGAGCAAGACTACTCACTGGCCCTGCGGAGCGAGCGAGGATACAGCTTGAGCTTTCGCGGTCAACAGGGAGAAAAGAAGCGGCGGGAGCGACAACTGCAGAAGTCGGTGCTGAGTTTGCTCGGCCAACGGCTGAAGCTGGACTGACAACGGCTGAAGCGGGCGCACGGCAAGCTACTGCAACCGCTGCAGCGGCCGAATCGGACTTGGGGGTTAGAACACGAATCAATCAGCTCGTCACGGAAGAAGCAAAAGACCCAGAGAAGGGCTTTGGCTTGCTAGCGCTGCGCGCAGCAGCTGGAACGCTACCATACTACTCTGTCTTGCTTCAGACAAGGTACGGAAACAATGCACTTGAACGACAGCAGAATGCGGATAGGTTCAAGCTGTTCTTCGAGCCGTTAGATAATGCTGCTCCTACTTGGCAACAGAGAATAAAGGCATGGGAGCAGCGACGGACAGTCGAGACGCTGGGCCATGAAGAAGATAAGGAGTTCGTCAAACAGTGGGAAAAAGACAATCCTCAGCCGACGCTTCAAGCTGTGCAGCAAGAACTGCTGGAGGAAGCAGCAAGGCAACGGGGGCTGACGCCTGAGCAATATAACGCAGAGCTGGATAAGACAGTTGGGCTTGTGCGTGAGGCTGAGGCACAACACTTTCCTGCGGCCAAGGTACAAGCGCTGCAGCAGCGTGTAAACGAAGTTCTTTCAGGCAAGAAGACGGCGCAGCAAGCGGAGGAAGAAATCACGATCTTCTACCGCTCTCGTGGGAGTGCGCAAGCACCACTAGACGCACAGCTGGATATTCTCCAGTTCCGGAGCATGCTACAAGGAGCGCAGCGTGACTCAACCAGGCGGCGTTAGTCCACAGCAGCCAGACTTCTATTCGGTCAAGCCGACAGAGCCTGCAGCTCCAACGCAGGATTTCTACGCCGCGCCAAAGCCGCCTGAAGACTATTACGCTAAACCGCCAGCTACTGCGGGCCTTCCTGAGATAGCGCGTCTTGGTTCTGATGCGACCTCGACGCTCGGCTTGTTTCAGCCTGAGGAAGCGCCGTTCAAGGTCAGACACCCGGTTCTAAACGCGATTTTCGTCGAGCCGATAAGAGACCTTGGTACCTTCATCTATCATGGTCTTCGGAGTGGTGCAGCAGGGAGAATGCCGTCACCAGTTTATCAAGAGCAGGCAGGGCGAGAGATCAATCAGTATATTCAAGCGCTACCCCCAGAAGAGCTCAAGCGCACGCAGCGAGGATTCGCACTCGCAGCGTCGTTTCTACCGGCCGGGTTAGTCAGCGACGCTGCTGCGCCATTGCTTGCGCGAGTAGGTCTTACGACTGGAGCTAGGGCTGTCGCAGCAAGAACAGCGACGTTTCTTGCCGGAGAGTTTTTAGGCGGTGCGACTTATGGAGCCATTGAGCCACTAGCACCAGGAGAATCTCGCGTAAAGAACATACTCACCGAGGGTGCAGTCTTTGCTGCAGCTGGTGGAGTATTCCATGCAGCAACAAGCGCGCTCGCCTGGGGATTCAAGAAGTACATTACTGCGAATCTCGGTATTCGAGGCGTTGCTCGTGCGACAGAGAAGCTGAACGCAGTCAAAGCGCAGCTTGTCGCTTCTGGCACGAGCTTCGACGCGCTACCACCGCAGGTAAGAGATCAGATTCTCAAAGACGTCTACGAGGGAACAGTTGCAGAGCTTGAGCATGACCCACTGAGAGTCGAAGGCTTTTTGCGGAATGAGCTGGAAGGCTACGCGGATAGACCTCCAGTCTCACCGCACGAGAAGTCGCTACTGCCTGATCCTGACCAGCCATTCGCTTTTGCGGAGCCATTAGAAGCTCCACCGAAAGGTTTTGAGCCAACTGCTGCCGCTGCTACGACAGACGTTGAGCGCGGCACTGCGGAGCTTGTCGGTCTCCAACCTACGATTGCTGAGCCGCCTTCGAGACTGCCCAAAGGTCGGAAGCCAAAGGGCTTCGAGCCGACGGCAGAAGAGCATATCACTGGCATTGTTGTTCGAGGGCGTAGTGGCAAGACGTATCCGGGCACTACGCATCCACAGGCGCTAGCAGACGCAGTTAATAGCGGTGTGCCCAGGTCGGAGTTTGAGGGGACAGGAAATCATCCGTACAATCTCGAAGATAACATGGGTGCTTCCACTAACCTTCGTGACTTCGTTGGCAGAGCGGAAGCAGGCCGTGTTGCAGATAAAGCAGCGCAGCGTGATGCCTCGCGAGCAGGAAGTAAACTCCATTCCTTCGACATTGAGGGCTTTGGGCCTAGTGCATTGAACCCAAAGACTCCTACGACAGGTATCACTCCTGAAGCTATGGCCGACATCGCTGTGCAGGATGCAGTTGACCGCACGCCTGTTAAGGATGTTTCTTCGCCGGAGATCAAGACAGTCATCGAGACTGCGAAAGAACCTCCTATTGTACCTCCGGATAGGATAGACCCCGTGGAGCTGGTGGGAGAGGTACAACCTGAAGGACAAGTTGGGGAGTCTGGGTTAGACGCGCTAAATGCGGCAGCGAGGATGCACGACGAGGAAATTGACGCACTTCAGCGCGAGTTCATGAAGATGACTGGTCTTGACCAGCCACCGCCAGTTACAGGACTCGACTTGCTCAAGGCAGATATGCAGAAGATCGGCTCTGCCGAAGCGGAGTTTGCGAGGGAGTACGCTAAGAGCGTAGCCGAGAAAGGGAGCCGTGGAGGCTTTGCTATTCCACGTCTGCTTTCTTCCGTAGCGCTTGGAGGCAGTGGAGCAGGGCTGATGATTAGCGCTGCTAACATGGACGAAGATAACGGCGCAAAGAATGTCTTCTGGATGCTAGGTGGGCTGTTGACAGCAGCTGCGCTACATCAGGGCATTAAAGGCTGGGCGTTAGAGAGACCTGATGTAGGGAATGCGATGAGCAAGTTCCTTCGCGGCTATACACAGAAGCTCATTCTCAACGCCGCGCCGCAGTTCCTTATGCGGAATGCTGGAGCGAAGGAAGGCGCTCGCCGGTTCATTGAGACGATCACTTACTCAAGGGAAATAGCACACAACTACCGAGAGAAGCTTTTGCAGCTCATTCCGCAGAAAGCTGAACGAGCCTTCATGCTCTCGGTAGATGAGATGAACGCAGTGAAAGGCATTTTCCCTGCGGAGTATCACGCGCTAACACCTGCACAGCAGCGTGCGGCTGTCGCGACGAATCAGTTTAACCTTCGGTTGCAGCAGCTTATGCGCGCTGAAGGAATCGAGGAAGAGTTTGCTCAGAACTACGCAAGGCGCGTCTTGCCTGCTGAGACCTTCGATCGCTGGAGACAGCAGGGGTATCGTCAAGTCAATCCGACCACGAGGCGGCGTCTAACGACACTTCGTGAGTTCGAGGACTTCGCGCAAGCGCACGGCCTGCCGGCGCCGACTATTCGTCCTGCTGACGTTCAAGCGCTTCGCATCACCGAGGCTTACCGCGCTATTGGTAATGTCAGGATGCGGAAGACGATGACAGGCCTTGGGCTTATCAAAGATGGGCCAAAGACGATTAACGAAGCCATGCCTCAATACTGGCGTGTCATTCGAGGCGTGCCAGCGCTGAGAGAGAAGATCGCGCCAGAGGCAGTTGCAAAGGCCATAGAGAACCTCTCGTCACCTATTGCTTCACGCAGCGACATTCTAAACGCTGCCGACCAGCTCAAGAGCTACTGGATGAGAGGCATCATGTTCTGGTTCTGGGAACATGGGCTGAATAGCATGCGAGCTGCGGCGCTGACAGGGCTGAATCCGCTGGCTATGAACCGAGCATGGAAGGCAGTTCATGACGCTGATCCAGGAGTTCTAGAGGCGTCGAAGTACGGTCTCAACCTCCGAGCACGGACAGACTACGGCCTTCGCAATGCTAAAGCAATGGAGGAGCTTGTTCAACGTGTAGGGAACATCCCTGTTCTCGGGAAACTTCAGCGTGGTGGCGCTTGGCTTGTTGAAAAGCAAGACCGCCTGCTCTGGGATCAGATCGTGCCGTCAATGCAGTATTTTACGTATTCGCAGAAGATGCTCCAGTGGGCGGAAGGTGCGAGTGGTAAGTTCCTTCCAGGGTCAGCAGAGTATACTGCTGCAGCAAGGCGCGCAGCCGACTTCGCCAACACTGTCTATGGTCGCGTTCCGACAGAGCTCGCTAATCCACAGCTCATGCAGCTTATGCGCTTGGCATTCTTCAGCCCGCAGTGGACGAGCTCTCGGATTGCACTAACTGCTGGTGCAGCTGGAGAGCTTGGACAGCTCGCTGCTGGTGAGCTTAAGCTTGGCGATGCAATGTACTTGCCTCTCAAATTGCGGCAGGTTGCAGCTACCATCGCTGTTACGTGGACATTGAGCAAGATGCTCTCGGGTAAGGAACCTGAGTTCAATCCTAACACGACGAAGTTCTACGCGCGCACTGGCTGGCGCAACGCAACTGGTCGTGAGATGGGGCTGGATGTTCTCGGTTGGTGGCAGGACGAGTTGAAGCTCTTTAACAACCCGCTTGAGTATTTGCTCGGAAGGCTCAATCCAGCCTTCAAGGTCGCCGGTGAGACAATCACAGGCAGAGACTTTGCTGGCCGAGATATGACTTATCCGCAGCGGCTAGAGAACCTCGCTCGGAGCTTTGGCCCGCCTACGGAAACAGTTGAGTTCGGAGCGCGGGCGCTTACTCCCGGTTCGCCGTCAATCTCTGGTGGAGAGTTTGCTCAGCGAGTCAGTGGCATAAGCGCTACGTTTAACGTATCCGCGCTACCTCGTCCTATGGACGCAGCAGTTGCTCGGTTCTCGGAGAAGCTACTCACTCGAAGCGGGTTACCGAGGAATGAGTATCTCGTCTTTGAGCTAAGCCGACTGCTACGTAGTAACATCTTGAGCGGGCAGGACCTGATTGATAATCGAGTGATTACATACCTCGCTTATCGCCAGCGAAACTACGGCATCCAGCATCCGCTCGGTTTCAGCAAAGACTGGCTCTGGGACAGAGGCCGAAAGATCCTAGCGGACTTTTAACTGATCGAAGTTGTCTTGAATCTGCCACATCTCGCGAGCGCAGAAGCCAGCGAGAAAGCCGATTTCGAGATCAGGCGGCATGGGTAGCTCAGTCAGACCAAGGGCATTCTTCAGTCCTTGAGTGATTGAGCTACCGTCGTCTACTGTCATTTCGACAGTGTCGCTAGCACCAGTCTTTACGCGAATTACCTTCACTTCCCACCACTTACGATGTGGAGGTTCCCTGTGCTTAAGAAAACGCACCTGACGGTTAAACACAGCTTCAGCGTCGTTGAAGTCAGATTCTACCACCTTCCAAGGCGTTGCCAGAACCCGCATACCAGCCTCCTTATTTCAAAGTCCCATGCTACGCTAGTTAGTACCGTAGCGACGAAAAGCCCGAGCGCCCATGAATCATAGGCGCCCCATATGGTAAAGACCAACACAAACCAAAGCGCTATCCCTATCATTCGACACGCTCGAAGTGGTCAAGGTCATCGAACTTCTGGTCAGTGAACGTACCATCAGAGTTCCAGTCTCCGCCCCATCTAATCTTAATGCCGAGTTCGTTAGCTTTCGCCTTCACGTAGCCAGCGAAATGATAGAACCGTCCTACCTGATGGTTGTGGTCAGCTGTGGTTCCATAGGAGTCTGGCCAGATTACTGGATATGGCGCCGCGTCCACCGCGTCTGATAGCGGGCGCTCATCGCTTACCACATGCTTAGAATCCGCGACGTTCGTGACTTTTGACAGGCCACGCTTGATTTTGTCCAGCTGATCGCTCTCAGTCCTGGCTCCGTCTAGGATGGTGCAATCATAGTCGACAACTACAGCGCGGAACAATCGAACAAGATCAGGATGACAAGTCATCAGCTTTATGTTAGAAGCTGCGCTAAACTTCGGCATAGTCTTCTCCTTTCAGGCGACCCGAGTGCATGGTGAGATTGTCGAACTGCTATCCGGTGATAAGCTGTCTGGGCTTCTCCATCTCATTCGTCTCCTCGCAGGCTTTCTTCCAGAGCTCGTCGAAGACGTAAGCGTCTCGCTTCCCGTCCCTCATTTCTTTTCTCCACTTGTCCAACATCGGACAAGGGTTCGGCGCCGACCTCCGAGAAAGCTCTGCTTGGGCAGCGTAGGCGACTTCGAGCTGGGGCGAAGATAGCATCTTCACCAGGGCGTCCTCGGGAGAGTTCTGGCATATGAGAGTCCACTTGTTCGCGGATACCGTCTTCACCGATCTCCCCCGCCTCGGGTCGCCTGGGCGCTTTCTATAATTGAAAGAGCGATGCCTATAGGCAAGACGGGAATGTGTAGCGCATGAGCGATTTCTACTTCATATCTCGCTCCGCGAGAACATTCCCGGCCGGTAAGAACTACGACGAGGTTAGCCTTAGTTATCAGCTGAATGTCTAGACGCATGTAGTAAATCCATGCATCGTTTGGGCTAATCTCAGGCCCAGGCTGTCCGTTCTCGTGAGGAGATAGAACCTCGAAGCCGCGCCCTCGGAGCTCCAGACATGCCCAGCGAAAAGCTGGAAAGTTGTAGTCTGGATAGTGAGACATTGGACCTGAGACGTAGATCGGGCCTTTGAGATTGGTCATAGCACTCGGTAATACCGAACTCCTTTCTCGTTAGCTACAGCCTTGATTGCGCCAATGAGCTGAAGGGTATTAAGAACTTCATCAAGCTCGTCTTTGCGGACGCTATGCTTAAACCTATTGAGCAACTCGCCGTAGCTTATGCCTTCTTCTCCAGATATAGTTATCGCTACCAACGCCTGCTCAATATCGAGAGTTAAGGGATTCTTGCCAACGGCTGAGAAGGTTCTTGCCATTGCTGGTTCTATCCTATCGAGGAGCTCGATTGCCTTCTCAATGTCGTCCTTCCTTAACACAGTCTCGTCTCTTTCTGCCGCCGCAAGTGTCATTGAGAGCTTGATGATATGCATAGGTTTACGCTCGTAGTAGCCGGACAATCTAGGATCGTCTATCATCCTTTCAGTTTGGTTTTTCAAGTCCCATGCCTCGTAGAACTCTTCCGCGTCAGGTCCTAGAATGTACTGACCTGAAATCAGCGAAATCGTAACCAGGTCCTTGAGTAACAGCTCTCCGAGCTTCTTCTGCGCGTCTGAGAGCTTTGGAAAAGCCTTCCGCACACGCGGAGTGTCTTGGTAGATAAAGATAATGCGACTCGTAAGGCCAATACCTACGGTATCGAGGGGGAGTGCTCTTGCAATCCAGTCTGGCGTCGTGCCTCCGTAGAGATTCAGCCAGGGAGCCTTGATCTTATTCGTCCCTCCCATCTTCGTCTTGTGTGCCCACTCTGTGGGACAATCGTAGATGTCTGTCAGGAAGGTTACCATATCCATACCTGACGAAGTCAGCAGTGACCCAAACTCGGATGCGTAGGCGGTCATGCTACTATGCCCATCCGCGTGC